GGATTCCAGATGTTCTGGGCCAACATGCAGGTGCTGGCGCCGAGCGTCTACGCGCGCCCTCCCGTGCCGGTGGTGGTGCCGAAGTTCAAGGACAGAAGACCGATATTCCAGGCCGCGAGCGAGGTGGCGGAGCGCTGCGCGATCGTGGCCTTCGACCTGTCCTACATCCACAACTCCCTGCTGCTGGCGCGCGACGACATGGTGCTGCACGGGCGCGGCGCGCTGTGGTTGCGCCATGAGAGCGCGAAGAACGGCAAGCCCGAAAGGGTCTGCATCGAGCACAAGGACAGGCGCGACTTCCTGCACGATCCCGCGCGCAACTGGTACGAGGTGCAATGGGTCGCGGCCGCCAGCTACCTGACGCGCGAGGAAGCCAGGAAGAGGTTCGGCAAGTACTCGGGCGACGCCTGGGACACCGCCGAGTACAAGATCGATCGCGAGGTGCGCGACGTCGGCGGCGCGGACGAGCGCGAGCGCGCCAAGATCTGGGAAGTCTGGCACCGTGGCCTGGGCAAGGTGGTCTGGGTCAGCGAAGGCGTCGACGTGCTGCTCGACGATGCGCCGCCGCACCTGGAGCTGCAGGGCTACTTCCCCTGCCCGCGCCCGGCCTACGGCACGCTGCAGCCCGGCAGCCTCGTTCCCGTTCCCGAGGTTCTCTACTACCGCGACCAGCTGCAGGAGCTGGACAAGCTCACCGGGCGCATCCATGCGCTGTCCGATGCGGTCGAGGTGAAGGGCTTCTATCCGTCAGGCGGCAACGAGATGGCGGACGCCATCGAGGGAGCGCTGCGGTTGAAATCCAACAGCCGCGTGCTGGTGCCGATCAAGGACTGGGCCGCCTTCGGCGGATCCAAGGAGGTCATCGTCTGGATGCCGATCGACATGATCGCGAACACCATCAATGTGCTGGTGACGCTCAGGAAGCAGATCATCGACGACATCTATCAGGTGATGGGCCTGAGCGACATCATGCGCGGCGCCACCGATCCCAACGAGACGCTCGGCGCCCAGCAGCTGAAAATGCAATCCGGGAGTGTCCGCATCAAGGACAAGCAGGCCGAGATGGCCCGCATTTCCAAGGAGTGCGTGCAGATCACCACCGAGATCATCACGGAGAAGTTCTCCGAGCAGACCATCATGGAGATGAGCCAGACGCAGCTGCCGCGCAAGGCCGAGCACATGATGCAGGTCATGCAGAAGCAGCAGCAGCTCGGCATGCAGCAGCAGCAGGCGATGCAGCGCATGCAGCAGCTGCAGGCCCCGCAGGCTCCGCCCCAGGGCGGCCCGCCGGGCGCACCACCCGGCATGGGCATGCAACAGGGCGGCCCGCCGCCTCCTGGCCCGCCGCAGGGACCAGGGGGCGGCGACCCTGCAGCCGAGATCCAGGCTGCCCTGCAGCAGGCCCAGTCCGAGCTGGAGAGCTTCGCCAGCAAGCCCACCTACGAGGACGTGATGATGTTCCTGCGCAGCAATCGCGCCAGGAACTTCGTCCTCGACATCGAGACCGACTCGACCATCCAGTTCGACGAGCAGAAGGAAAAGCAGTCCCGTGCCGAGTTCCTGCAGGTGCTGGCCCCGATGCTCCAGCAGGTCGGAGCCATGGTGTCGGCATTGCCGACGCTGGCCAATTTTGCCGGCGAGATCCTCAAGTTCGGTGTCGCGCCCTACCGTGTCGGGCGCCAGCTCGACAATGCGATCGACGAAGCCGTCCAGACCATGATGGCGGCTGCCGGTCAGGCCGGCCAGGGCGGCATGGGCGGCCCGGGCGACAAGAACGCCAAGGACACCGCAGCCAGCGATGCCATGAAGGCCCAGGTCGAGCGCGAGAAGCTGCAGTGGCAGACCCAGGAGAACGAGAAGGAAAGACAACTCAAGATCGCGGAGCTGCAGATGAAGGGCCAGCTGGAGATGCGCAAGCTGGAGCAGGAGCAGCAGATCGCGCGGCTGGAATACGAGGGCAACGAGAAGGAACGTCAGGCCAAGATCATCCAGATCAACGCCCAGATGCAGCGCGACGCCCAGAAGGGCGCGATCGACCAGCAGAACAGCCAGATGAAGATGGGCCTGGATGCCCAGAAGCAGCGCATCGTGCAGCAGGGCATGCAGGAAAAGAACGCCATGACGCGCGACCAGATGCACATGAAGGCGCAGGACAACGTGCTCAACCGCAACATGAAGGCGCAGCAGTTCGCACAGAACCAGCAGAACAAGCTGCGGCCCCCATGAGGAGCGATCGCACCACGGTGATCAGCCTGATGGTGCTGGCGGCCGTGTGTGCGTTGACGGTGTTCCTGTTCTCGACCGGGAGGCTTGGATGAGGCGGAAGGAGCGTCTGAAGCTGATTGCCAGGGTGCGCAAGGAAGCTCGTGCCGAGCTGATGGCCGAGATCCGCGCCAGGGAAAAGCTTGAACGGGAGCAGCTGGCAGCCCTGCACCGCCAGGATCAGGCGCGCGAGCGCAAGCGCCAGGAAGCCGAGCACAAGGAAGCCGTGCGCAACTTCGAGCTGTATGATCGCACCTTCGAGCAGATCTCGCAGGCCGAGACGGAACTGTTCCAGAACAGCCCCGCCTTCCTGAAGTACCAGCAGCTGCGCCGGTCGCAGGGCGACAAGAAGCGCACGCACGGGCTGCAGAACGGAAACTGGAAGGCGCCGTGACATGCCGTACTACGGCGGGACACCGATGGCTGCCGATCCCCGGATGCTCATGGACCGGCTGATGAAGAACGGCTACTCGCGCGCACAGGCCGCAGCCATCCTGGGCAACCTGCAGCGCGAGAGCGGCCTGCACAGCAACAACGTGAACAAGGACGAAGGCGCCTACGGCCTGATGCAGTGGCGCGGCGACCGCTTCACCGCACTGCAGCAGTTCGCGGCCGAGCGAAAGGTCCCCTGGACGGATCCCGCCACCCAGGCCGACTTCATCGCGCACGAGATGCGCACCACCGAGAACAGGAACGCGCAGGGCTTCCTGGCTGCCCGCAATGTCGACGAGGCGTCCGCCGCCCTCAAGCCCGTGATCCGCTACGGCGACAAGTCCGGTCCGGAGCGCGCCATGCATGCCCGCAATTTCTTCGGGCAACCGGGGGATGACCAGAATGTCTTCGGCGCACAGCCTTCCGCGCCGCAGGCGCCGGCTGCCGCTCCGGGCCCCTCAGCCACACCACCCGGGGCGCAGCCGGCTGTTTCACGTGAAATGCAGCGGCAGCAGTATTACGACGACTATCGCGATCGATACGATCGTCCCGCGCGCGGCCTGCGCGGCGGCATCGCCAGCCTGGGCGACCTTGGCGCAGCCTTCATCCAGAGGAACCGGCGCGACACCGCTGCAGGCAACCCCACCCTGCTGGACCGGCTCGGCCAAACCCTGGACCGTGCCGGCACCTTCCCTCAGCAGGCGCCGGCTGCCACCGTCGATCGCGGCGCATTGGCCGCAACCGTCGTCGGGCCTCAGCCCGTCTCCGATCTGACCTCCCATAATCCCGTGGGCGCGGCACCTCCCGGAGCCCCCGAACCTCCCCGCTTCCCTGGCGGGGTTCCGCAGCCGCGTCCCCGCCCCATGACCGGACCCGGCATGATGGAAGGCGACGTCATCGAGCAGCGCGACGCCCTGGCATCCCTGGTCGATCCGAGAACGGGGTACGATTATGGCTAGCTACGAGGAACTGGCCCAGGCAGAGCTGGCAAACCAGATCCCGGATCCCGGAATGGGGCCACCGCCCGGCCCCTTGCGCCTCACGGTTCGCCCGGCAGGGTTCGCCGCCCCGACGAACGACCTTGCCCAGGGCCAGCCGTGGGGCGCCCAAGGGAGCGAAGCATCGCGCGACGAGGCATCGTTCCAGCAGGGCATTCGCGCCACGCCCTGGTTCAGCGAGTTCGTCCAGAAGCATGGCGAAGAGCCCAACCTGAACACTCCGGACTATGACTACCGCAAGGCTTGGGCTGCAGGCAGCCGCCCGAACGTGCGCGACCCCGGCGACCAGATGCTGCACTGGTCGAGCGAGTTCAAAGGGGAGAACCACCCGAACCGCTACGTGAACGGTGTCGACACCATCACGGGGCAGCCCGCCGAGCGGATGCCGCGCGCCGAGCTGGGCGGCTTTCGCCCATCCTTCATTGGCGCCGGCAAGGCGATCGGCAGCGGCCTGGGATCCTTGGTGCAGGGTGCGCGCGACATGTTCGCCGCTCCGGCCCCCGCCGCCGTCCAGCCGCAGGCGCCGCGCGACCCGACTGCCGGTCCGCGCCAGATGTGGCAGCAAGGATATCCGTCAGACCCCAAGCCCACCATGCTGCAGAGCGGCCTGCAGGACGTGCTCGGCGCGCCGCACACCATGATCGAGGCCGGCCGCACCATCAATGATCCTGCTGCCACCGGGCAGCAGGTCCAGCAGGCCCGCCAGAACGAGGCCGGTGCAGCCTTCGACATCACGTCCAATCTGGCCGGCGTCGGGACTGGGTTTGCCGCTGCGCGCCCCGGCGTCAGTGCCGGCATGTTCGGCGGCAGGCTCGCCAGGACTTTCGATCCGATGAAGATGAAGCTGGCCGAAACCATGGAGGCCAACGGTCTGCCGGCAAACCGGATCTGGAGCGAAACCGGATACATGCGCGGCGCCGACAAGCAGTGGATGCACGAGATCTCGGATCTTGGCGCCTACTACAAGGGCGACATCGACAGCATGGCGTCGAAGATCTTCGACCAGCAGAACCCGCAAAGAGCCGGCAAGTATGGTTCTCCAGAGAACACGCTGCGCAGCCAGATCGCCAGGCAGGATGCCATGCTCAAGGTCCAGGGCAAGGCTCCGATCTTCCTCAAGGATGTCTGGCACCATCCTGCGTTGTTCGAGGCCTATCCCGAGCTGCGCAACATGCCGGTTTCGCATGACGCCTTCATGCAGGCGTCGGGCGGCTACCTTCCGCGCACCAAGGATCGGCCAGCCTCGATCGTTTATCGCGAGGAAGGACCGACAAACAAGATGGCGCGCGGAACCACTTTCGACACCCTGCTGCACGAGGTGCAGCACGCCATCCAGCAGATCGAGGGTTTTGCGCGCGGCACCAATCCGGCTCCGCAGACGGCCCTGGTGAAAGGAACCGCTGCAAATGAAATCTACAACAAGCAGATGCAGCAGGCCCCGACGATACTGACCCCGACGCAGTACAAGAGCTATTACGACAAGCAAGGGGTCGCTAAATCCAGCGCAGATTACAACAACTACCTGAAAAACGCCCAGAAGGACCTGGAAGATTTTCAAAGACAGGCCAGGGTTTTTGCTGCCGAGACGGCATATCGCAAGGGTGCCGGAGAGGGGCTGGCAAACCTCGTCATCGATCGCAAGGATCTGACGGCAATGCAGGCTGCCGGCATTTATCCTGCCGGCATGATGAAGACGCCGCTGGACAAGCAGAAGGTCGAATTCAATGTCCTGACTGGACCGAACCCTGATCTGCAATTCCAGTTCGGCAGCGTCCTCAATCCGACGCCGCGCGAGATGCAGGCCTCGTCCCGTCCGTCTGGCCTGATGCCCCCCAAGTCGGAACGCAAGGCACAGGGCAGCCTCAATCCGCTCGACGAGATGGACGTGACCTGGAAGGGCAAGCCCATGGCGCAGTGGAAGCCGCAGGACTGGAAGGAAGTAGGCGACCACTACGGCGTCAAGAACCTGGGACCACTCAGCCCGGTCGAGAAATACGTCTCGCCCGACGGCTATCACTTCGAGATCCCTGGCGGCACCAAGGGCACATGGACCTACTACGACCTGCTGCACATGAAGGCCAATCCGATCAATCCGCACCAGCTTCCTCACGAGCTGCACGCTGAGATGCAGAAAAAGCTCGGTCGCACCATGACGCCGCATGGCGAGGTGGGCCAGGACCAGATCTGGAACGGCCTGATGTTCGGCATGACCAGCGCGAGCAATCCGCTGTTCCCGAACCAATTGTCTGCCAGCCGGTTGCGCCTGCGCGATCCGAAGATGCTCGACGCCCTGGCTGAAAGCATTCCGTGGAAGGCCGGCGAGACGGTGCCGAAGGACGTGAGGAACGCGAAGGATCTGGAAATCGGGCAGATGTTCAATCTGCACGAGGGAAAGAGCGAAGGCAGCACGGGGCTCGGTACGCGCGGCGGCATCAACTACACCTACATTGCCGAGCTGGCGCAGATGTTTCGCAAGAACCCGGAGTGGTTCCGCAAGAAGCCCAACGAGGAATGGGTCGATTTTGTCGAGCGGCTCGGAGCGCAGACAAAAGGCTTGTCGATGAAGACAGGATCCTTCAGCTCGGTCTGGCAGGATCCCTACATTGCGGCGATCTCGGCCATCGATCGGCACATGGCCAAGGAATTCGAGCGGCGCGGCGGCTTGTTCCTGAACCAAGCAGAGCAGGACGCTTGGCAAGGCAAGATGCTGGCCAAATGGAACAAGGAGCTGCCGGAAGCGGAGAAGGCCAGCAGCTGGAGGGATCTGACGAACAAGCGCGGCTTCGAGGGCTTCATGAGCGAGGAGCTGCTCAATTACGTTGGCGCGCACAGCACGAAGGACTTCCGCAATGTGAAGGGCGAGATCAACCCGAGCCTGCCCAAGCACTTGCGCGAGGAAAAATGGTTCTACGAGCCCAAGCAGGGCCTGCAGGCGAGCGCAGCCTACAAGCGAGCGCTCGCGGAGAACCAGAAGGCTGCCAACGAGCAGGGCCTGAACTCC